TGGGATGAAGATTATCTAAAAGAAATTCTTCAGGAGGATTATTATCTAATCGAAAGGGATAGCAACCCCGTAAAAAGTTCTGATTTACCAAATCAGGAACAAATCAATGACCAAAAAAGTAGATAAAGACTCAAATTATATGAAAGACCAATGGGGAACATCATATCTCTCTAGTGAGTATGGTTGGGAAGAAAAAATTAAAAAGCAAAAGATGCTTCGTGAAATCTCAAATGATGATCTCACACCCAAAAAGCACGATTTTGTAATACAAAAAGAACTTCACGAAAAAATTCGAAATGATGATGATTATGATGATTGGGAGTATGGAACCGAACCCATTCCATTAACCGAATTTTAGTGAATAAATAATATAGATTCATAATATTCAATGCCTTTAGAGCGAGTCAGTCAAGGTTTCAAAGACATCAGTATGTCTTTTCAGGTTAATCCCCTGAACCTAGACTTAATTGCTCTGAAAAATGAAACTGCAATTGCTCGTTCAGTTCGTAATATTGTATTTACTCTTCCAGGAGAGAAATTCTTTGATTCAAATTTTGGATCTCGAATTTCAAACTCTCTTTTTGAAAATGTAGATGAAATTTCTGCATCAATCATTCGAGATGAAATACGAAATTCAATCACAAACTATGAACCACGAGTTGAATTGATTGATGTTCAGACAACTCCTGATTATGATAATGCATCATTTGATGTTTTAATTCAATATCGAATTATTGGTGCAGATGTGTTGCCTCAGCAACTTGAATTTGTTTTGCAACCTACTCGGTAATTAGGTAAATGCCATTAGTCAATTTTACAAATCTGGATTTTGACCAGATTAAGACAACTCTTAAAAACTACTTAAAAGCCAATTCCAACTTTACGGATTATGACTTTGAGGGATCTAATCTCTCGACAATTCTTGATGTTTTGGCATACAACACTTATATAACTTCATATAATGCAAATATGGTTGCAAATGAAGTTTTTATTGATAGTGCAACACTCAGAGAAAATGTTGTTTCACTTGCAAGAAATATTGGATATGTTCCAAAGTCAAGAAAGGCAGCAACCTCGACAGTTAGTTTTTTTGTAGATACTTCGAGCATCACTCCACCTCCAGTATCACTTACATTGCACAAGGGACCAATTGCAAGCACTTCTGGGTCCTTTGGCAATCAATCATTTGTATTTTCAATACTTGAAGATATTACAGTTCCTGTTTTTAACAATATTGCATCATTTGATGAAATTAAAATTTATGAGGGAGTTCTTTTAACCAGTAATTTTACATATAATCCAAGAAATCCAAATCAGAGATATATTCTTCCAAACTCTGGAATTGATACGGATTTGATTTCTGCAATTGTAAGACCAAATGAGACCTCTACAATATCAGTTAAATACAATCTTCAAGATAGTTTGTTTAATGTAAATTCAGAGTCAGAAGTTTATTATATTCAAGAAATTGAAGACGAAAGATATGAATTAATTTTTGGTGATGGTGTTTTTGGAAAAGCACTTGAAGATGGAAATTATATTCAGGTTTCTTATATCGTGTCAAATGGTGACAGTGGAAATGGAATCGGACAATTTACATTTTCAGGAAGACTTTCATATACTCGAAATTCAATTACATATAATGTAACTTCAGGAATTTCTTTACTCTCAACAGGATTAATATCTTCTGGCGGAGAATCTATTGAACCTGTAGAATCGATTCGTAAGTTTGCTCCCAGAATTTATGCATCACAAAATAGAGCACTTACTTCAAATGATTATGAAACGTTAGTCCCTGCAAAAATTTACCCAGAGACAGAATCTATTTCTGTTTTTGGTGGAGAAGAATTGATTCCTCCACAGTATGGAAAAGTTTTTATTAGCATTAAACCAAGAACAGGAGACTTTTTACCAAATTTAATTAAAGAAAATATTAAATTAAAATTGAAACAATATGCGGTTGCAGGAATTGTTCCTGAAATTTTGGATCTAAAATATCTCTATCTGGAAGTAATTTCGAATGTATATTATAATTCAAATTTAGCACCAAGTGCATCTAACATATCAAGTATAGTTCAATCAAATGCTCTTAAATATGCAGAGTCTACAGAACTTAACAAATATGGTGCTCGATTTAAATATAGTAAATTTTTAAAAATTATTGATGATAGTCACGATGCAGTAACATCGAATATTACAAGAATTCAAATGAGAAGAGACTTGCGTGTAGTTTTGAATTCCTTTGCAGAATATTCAATCGGATTTGGAAATCAATTTCATATTAATAGTATGAATGGATACAATATCAAATCTACTGCATTTAGAGTATCTGGAATTTCTGAACCGGTGTATATTTCTGACGTTCCAGACACAAATCGAAGTACTGGTTCTATTTTTATGTTTACTGTTCCAAATATTTCTTCCGTAAATCCAACGATTATAAAAAGAGGAATTGGAAGAATTGATTATATAAAAGGAATCATCACATTAAATCCAATTAATATCACATCTGCAAAAATCAAAGATGGTCAATCAATAATTCAAATTTCAACAACTCCACAATCAAATGACGTGATTGGATTACAGGATCTATATTTACAACTAGATATTAATAATAGTATATTTGAAATGGTAATCGATGAGATTTCATCTGGATTGGATCCATCAGCATCAAACTATATTGTAACTTCAAGCTATAACAACGGAAATTTGGTAAGAGTGTAAAATGACAGAAAAAAGAATTCAATTTAGCAACATTGTTAAAAATCAACTTCCAAATTATGTAATAGAAGAATTTCCATTAATTTCTGAATTTTTATCACAATACTACATTTCTCAAGAATTTAAGGGGGCTCCTGCAGATTTAATCCAAAATATTGATAAGTATGTAAAAATTGATGAATTAACGAATCAAACAGATTCTACAGTTCTTGGACAAGATATTTCATTTTTTGATACGACTATTGTTATAGATCAAACTGGTGTTGGAATAGAGGACTTTCCAGATTCTTATGGTGTTCTGCAAATTGATGATGAAATTATTACATATACAGGAAAAACGTCAAGTTCTTTTACCGGTTGTGTTAGAGGATTTGTTGGAATTACTTCTCTTACAAAACAAAATTATCCTGATCAATTGGTTTTCTCGGAAAGTGAATCTGCAGAACACACGTCTGGATCAATAATTAAAAATTTAAGTTCTTTATTTTTAAAAGAATTTTTACTTAAAACAAAATATCAGTTATTACCGGGACTTGAAAATAGAACTCTAAGTTCAAATATAAATCAATCTCTTTTTATTAAGCAGGCAAAGGATTTTTATCTAAGTAAGGGAACTGATGAGTCATTTAAAATTTTATTCAATGCACTATATGGTGAAAGTGCTGTTATTATTAGACCAAAAGATTATTTGTTTAGACCATCAGATGCAAATTACCGAGTCACTGACGATTTAGTTGTAGAAAGAATTGAAGGTAATCCATTAAATTTACTAAATGCAACATTATTTCAAGATGAGTATCTTGATATTTCAAGAGCATATGCACCAATTTCGGATGTTGAAGTTGTAATTTCTGAATTAGGAACTACTTATTATAAATTAAGTTTGGATTCTGGGTATAGTCGTGATATTAGAGTTGATGGTGCAATTTACGGAAACTTTGTAGTTCATTCAAAAACACAATTAATAGAATCTGTTTCTACAGGAACTACAACATTATCAGTGGATTCCACAGTTGGATTTCCACAAAGTGGTGAACTTTCAGTAACTTACAACGATAATACCACAGGAATAGTCTCATATTCTCATAAATCACTGACTCAATTTTTTGATTGTTCTGGAATCGTTGGAATTATTGAAGACAAATCTCAGATTGGAATCAATACTTATGCATATGCAAATGTATCTAATGAATTAATTAAAGTAAGAATTAACTCTGTTATTAAATCTTGTTCAATTAGTGGTGATACTCGTTACTATAATGCCGGAGATACTGCACAAATAAGAACACTTGGTGTAGATATTGATAATTATTTGTTTAATAATTGGTTTTTAAATATTGCATCATCATATGAAATTATTTCGGTATCCCTACAAAATACTTTTGATTATACCTACAACATTACAGTTAAAACTCCACATATTTTTAAAATTGGAGATTCTGTTAAAATTATAAATTCCAGTGGATCTGAAAAATTATCTACTATTAGTAATGTTGATTCTTCTACATCATTTTCAATATCTGGGCAGGGAGTTCTTTCAAATGATCAATACATTATAAGAAGAAACTTATTAAAGATAAATTCAAATACTTTTTCAAATTTATCAAATATAAATTCAAATGTTCAAAATTTATATAAATTGAATGAAAAATTACTGATTGCTTCTTCATCTATACCCACATATTATAATGAATCTTTAAATTTATACAATAAATCTGTAACATTTTCCGGAACATTTCCATCGGTTGGAGTTGGATCAACCAATATATTCAACATCACTTCAACAAAAGATCACGGATTTTATACAGGAGATATTGTTTATTATACTCCAGAAACACAAACATCCACCAATCCTGATACATTAGAAGATGAAAGCACTGTCATAAGTTCACTTTTTGATGAGGGAATTTATTATGTTAAAAGAATTGATCAAAACAATATTCAACTTGCAAATAGTAAAGACAGTATTTATTATTCAAACTTTGAATATGTAAGTGATGTCACATCTGTGAGTAATAATAAAATTGAACTTTATGATTTTAAATCAAAAACTCTTCTTTCACAAAAACTATTAAGAGAAGTATCTACTCCAATAAGTGATGGTCAGGTATATCCAACAAACTCAGGATTTACAGGAATTTTAATTAATGGTGTTGAAATATTAAATTATAAATCATCAGATTTAGTTTATTACGGAGCACTTCAAAATATTGATGTAATTGCACCTGGATTTGGATATGATGTCATTACTCCCCCAACTTTGATTATATCTGATGCTGTTGGATATGGAGCTACTGGATACTGTGCGGTAAGAGGATTTTTATCTGAAATTAAAATTATTGATAGTGGATTTGATTATCAGGGCACTCCAATCGTAAACATAACTGGTGGAAATGGTATTGGTGCAAATGCCAGCGTAAATATGAAACTCATTGATCATGAGTCATCGTTTAATTCTGAGGGTCCATCTGCTCGTGTAGGAATTGGAAGCACAGTCTCAACAATTGGATTTGGAACTTATCATAAATTTAGAAATTCTGAAAGAATCATTTATAAAACAAACGGACAAACTGCAGTCGGAGGTCTTTCAACAGATTCTTCATACTACGTATCTACAATTTCTCCGTATGTTGTCAAATTGCATAAAACCTTAGATGATGCAGTTTCTGGAATTAATACTGTTACTTTATCCTCTTACGGAGTTGGAGACCATGTTCTACAATCATACGATAAAAAATCCATAGTTGGATCTATCAATATTATTAATTCCGGAAGTGGATATGAAAATAAAAAAAGAACATCACAATCTTCTGGAATCAGCACAGTATTAAGTATCGTTGAAATTGAAAATCACGATTACAAATCAGGAGAAGTTGTAGTTTATAATGTTGATGGGACTGCTGTGAGTGGTCTTACAACAAACACTTCATATTATGTTACAGTAGTTGATAGTGATAAATTTAGACTGTCTCAAGTGGGTGTAGGATCCACAAATCAAGATTTTTATTACAATACAAAACAATTCGTTAACTTTAATTCTGTTGGATCTGGAACACATATTTTCAATTACCCAGAAATCAGTGTTGAAATTGTTGGAGATGTTGGAATTTCGTCCGTGGGGTCAGAAACCTTTAAATCTATAATTAAACCAATATTTAGAGGACAGATTACTTCTGTTCATCTATCGGATAATGGAATTGGATATGGATCTTCAGAAATTTTAAATTATAATCGTCAACCAAATATAACATTAGATAGTGGTTCTAATGCACAATTAACTCCAATTGTTGAAAATGGAAAAATTGTTGATGTAATTATTAATAATTCTGGAGTCAATTATTCTTCCCCCAATATTTCTATCACTGGAAGTGGATCTGGCGCATCTGTAACTCCGATAGTTCAAAATGGATCTATAACTTCAGTTAAAATTATTAATGGTGGAATTGGATATTCACAAAGATCAACTTTTATCACAATTACATCACCAGGATCTTCTTGTAAATTTGATCCAAAAATACAAACTTGGAGAGTGAATTTATTTGAAAAGTATTTTAATAATATCACTGACGATGATGGAATTCTTTCAAAAGGTATCAATAAAAAATATCAATTAGAATATTCTCATTTATATGCCCCAAGAAAATTAAGAGAAGCAGTTTATTCTGTAAATCAGAACGGAAACGTTTTATATGGAAGTCCCGATCTTATCAAAGTTAATAATACAGAACAATTATCAACAAAACATTCTCCGATTATTGGTTGGGCATATGATGGAAATCCGATTTATGGTCCCTATGGATACATAACCAAACAAGGAGGAGTCATTTCTCCTATGAAATCTGGATATGAATTAAATTCTTCACAACAAAGACCAAATTTTCCACTTGGGTTTTTTGTAGAAGATTATGTATATTCTGAAAAAAGTGATGAGACTGTTCTGGATCAAAATAATGGAAGATTTGGTGTCACTCCAGAATTTCCAAATGGAACGTATGCATACTTTGCGACTATCAATAATACTTCTGTTGATAATTCAGGTCCTTTTAAAAATTACAGAAGACCGGTATTTCCATATTTGATTGGGGATGCCTTTAAATCAATTCCAAACGAATTTAATTTTAAAATTGCATCAAATCAAGATGATTTAAATCTAAATCAAACAAATTGGTTAAGATTTACAACTCCATACAATATTATCAATGGTACTGCATCATATTCATACCTACAAACTCCAAATAATCTAAATCAGACGGTTGATGTTAAGTATGCACTTCCCGGATCAGTTGAAAATATTGGAATCAATAGTGGTGGAGATGGTTATAAAGTAAATAATTCTATTGTGTTTGATGAAAGTGGAACGAGAGGATATGGTGCAGCAGCAAAAGTTTCTAGAATAAAAGGAAAATCTGTAACCCTGGTTAGCACTGCAACAAGCACAATTAATAATGTAGAATTTTTCTCCGGTGAAGAAAAAAATTCATTTACACTATATGCAGATAATCCCCACAATTTAAATAATAATGATATTATCAGTATTTCTGGGTTAAACACAACATCAACATCTCTTCAATTAAGTTCATATTCTATTGGAGTTACAACATCAAACATTCTGATACTCAATGTGGGAGTCGGAACTGCTGTTGCAACAGGGATTGTTACTTATTTTTCTGTTACTGGTAATTTAAGTCCGACAAATATTCGTGAAAATGATATTTTTACAATATCTACAGAAAAGATAAAAATACTAAATGTAGATTCACTCAATTCTAGAATTAGAGTTTTAAGACAAATTGATGGTACCGTTGGTATTTCTCATACTGCAACAGAAATTTTATATGAAAATCCAAGAAAACTAAAAATTACTGCTGGAATTACAACTTCATATGATTATAAATTAAATCGTCAAATATATTTCAATCCTTCAGACTCCGTTGGACTTGGAACAATTTCTGGAGTTGGAATTGGAACAACTCTCACAATATCAAATCCAGGAGCAGGAATAACTCAAATTTTTATTCCAACAAAAACAATTTATCTTCCAAATCACAAATTAGAAACTGGAGACATACTTACATATTCTCCAAACACTGGATCTTCAATTGGAGTTTCTACAAATGGAACTTCAACATCAGTTACTCTTGCAAATCAATCACAGGTATTTGTTGCAAAAATTTCAGAAGATTTGATTGGTATTTCTACTGTAAAGGTTGGTTTAGGTTCTACAGGAATTTTTGTTGGAATTGCATCTACAACAAGTGGTCTGAGCACTCTCTTCTTCACTGGAATTGGAACGGGAACATATCATAGTTTTGAAACAAATTATGATTCAATTATTGGAAACATTTCTAGAAATTTGGTCACAGTTTCCACTTCACAAACACATGGACTAACAACAGAAGATTCTGTTTATGTTTCTGTAAACCCTTCTATTAGCACAACGTTTGCTGTGAAATATAATGATTATAATAGGAGATTGGTTATTAATTCCAAAGATTTTATTTCAGCAGGAGTAAACACTTCTACTAGTTCTATTAGTATCACCAATCACGGATTTATTAATGGGCAAAAAATCATTCACATTTCAAGTTCTCCATCCGGAGGTCTTCAAAATAATCAAATCTATTATGTAGTAATTGTAGATAATAATACACTTAAACTTTCAAATACTTATTATAGTGCCACAAATCTGATTCCAGAAATTGTTGGAATTACTAGTGCTTCCAGTGGTACATTATTACCAATTAACCCAGCAATTCAATTATATGAAAATTCCACTATAACATTTGATCTTACAGATTCTTCATTATCATATACGGATCAATTCGCATTGTATCCAGCATTTGAATTTAAATTTTATAGAGATTCAAATTTTACCGAAGAATTTACAACTTCAAAAACTTCCAATATCTTTGAAGTTCAAAAAATTGGAATAATTGGTGTAACTACAACCGCAAAGGTAATTTTAAACGTAAATGAAAACACTCCAGAAAAATTATATTATAATCTCATTCCAATATATGATAACAACACTCCACAAATAAAGAGGGAAATTGTTATTGATACTTTGATTCAGGACTATAATGAATTGCAAATTGAATCTAGCAAATATAATGGAGAACATCAAATTTCTGTTGCCACACCAAGTTCTTTTACTTACAATTTACCAGAATTTCCAGAATCTGTTTCATATGGATCTTCAACATCAGCAATAAGTTATGAAACAACATCTTCTTCGGCATCTGGACCGATTACAAAATTTGAAATAAAGAATGGGGGGCAAAATTATTATTCACTACCAGGAATTACAACAATAGTGAGTGTTTCTGGATCAAATGCAATCGTAGAACCTTCTAGTACCAGTATTGGTAAAATTAAAAGAATAAAAATATCTGATATTGGATTTGATTTTTCTTCAGATAATACTGTTAGACCTACAGTATATCTTCCACAGATCATAAAAGTAGATCCTTTGGCATCATTTGCTTCAATTGGAATTTCTTCGGCTGGAAGGGGATATAGTTCTGTACCAAAATTAATTGTTATTGATGGTAAAACTAAAAATGTCATTCCGGAAGTTGATTTGAGATATTCATTAGGTGATACTCAAGTCACAATTTTAAAAAATACTTTTGGAATTAATAATTCTTTACCAACAATTCTTCCTACAGAAAATACAAATGGTGTCGGTATTAATTCTATTAGTTTTAATAATTCAACTAAAAGTGTAACTGTTAGATTGTCTGTTGGATTTAGTACTTCAAATTCATTCCCATTTCAAGTTAATGATAAAGTTTTAATTGAAAATGTAAGTGTGGGAGTCGGATCTACTGGAAGGGGATATAATTCTAAAGACTATAATTATAATTTATTCACACTTACTTCTGTAACTCCAAATTTGGGTGGAATAGGATCTGTAAGTTATAGCCTTGCCGAATTTTTAGATTCATCAGAAATTCCTGGTAATTATGATTCAATCAATTCGTCTGGAAGAATTATTCCACAAAAATACTTTCCAATTTTCAATCCAATTTTATCTAAAAATAATTTTTTAATCGGTGAAACGACAACATCAGATTCTTCTACAGGAATAGTTGAAAATTGGGATCCAAAAAACAATTTACTTACTATAGGTTCAAATGATAACTTTTATTCTGGATCTATTATTAAAGGATTTACTTCTAAAACTCAAGGAAATATAACTTCTATTGAAAGAGCAGATTCTTTCTTTGAAACAGGAGCAACTTCTAAAGTTGAAAAAGGTTGGCAGATTAATGCAGGATTTCTGAATGATAATTTACAAAAAATACAAGATAGTTTTTATTA